ATTCTGGCGGAGGGGCGTGAGAAGAAGGTGAACGGGGAGATCAACATGGGCAGTTCGGTGTATTCGACGCCGGTGGCGGCGAATGGCACGCTGTTCATCGCGAACCGGAATCAGTTGTTCGCGCTGGGTCCGAAGACAAGCTAGAGCAGCGGGCGGCGGAGCCCAACGACCGTAAGGGACAAGGGCGGCTACTGATCACAAATGATTTGTGATCAAGAGCCGCCTTTTTATGTTTGGGTTAGCGGTTGGCTGGAGGGAGAGTGTTTGGAAGCGGGGTGTAAGTTCGAATCGGGCAGTCGAGCATTGCCCGGGGGGAGGTCAGCCGATGGCAAGCCTGAAGCCGAGGAGTAAGAAGGGCAGCAGCGAGGCGGAGAAACCGACGGCGGCGAATCTGGAGGAAGCAGGACAGGACACAGGAGGGAGCCGGGAGCAACTGGTAAGAAGGCTGGCGCTGCTGATTGAGAAGAAGCTAAAGGCAAACGAATACAAGCCGACGGTGGCGGATCTGATCCGATTGTTGGAGTACGAAGAGGCGGTCGGGGACCACGAGTTGAAGAAGGTGGAAGTGCGATGGGTGGATCAGAAGGACTGATCCAGCGAGAGATTGCGTATCAGCCGCTGCCGTCGCAACAGAAGTTTCACGCAAGCGAAGCGAGATTCAAGGGGTTTTCGGGCCCGATTGGGTCGGGGAAAAGCCAGGCGCTCTGCCAGGAGGCGATCCGGCTGGGGTACATAAACAGCGGCAGAACGGGATTGATTGGGGCGCCGACGTATCCGATGCTGCGGGACGCGACGTTGCAGGCCCTGCTAGGAGTACTCGAACGCAACCGAATCCCTTTCGATTACAACAAAGCGGAGAACGTCCTGCGGCTACGGGATACGGGGTCGAAGATACTGTTTCGCGCGGTGGATGAGTTTGAGCGGCTGCGCGGGAGCAACTTGGCGTGGTTTGGAATCGATGAGCTGACGTACACGCAACCGGAGGCGTGGCAACGGCTGGAGGGGCGGTTGCGGGATCCGGAAGCGAGCCGGCTGTGCGGGTTCGCGGTGTGGACGCCGAAGGGATTCGACTGGGTTTACGAGCGATTCATTGCGAATCCGGTACCCGGCTACGAGGTGGTGATCGCGAAGCCGCGGGAGAACCGGCATTTGCTTGAGCAAGTACCGGACTACTATGACCGGCTCAAAGAAAGCTACGACGAACGGTTCTACCAGCAAGAGGTGTTGGGTGAGTACGTGGAGCAATCGGCGGGGCGGGTGTACGGGAGCTTCGACCGGCGACTGCACGTACGCGAAACGGAGTGGGACCGGAACCGGACGCTGATGTGGTCATTGGATTTCAACGTAGACCCAATGTCGTCGGTGGTGGCGCAGGCGCGTGGGGACCGGGTGGAGGTCATCGATGAGATCGTGCTGAGGAACTCAAGCACGGCAGAGGCGTGCGAGGAGTTCGTGAGGCGCTATGGTCTGCAGGCGGGGAGCTTGCGGGTGTATGGAGATGCGAGCGGAAGGCACGCACAAACGACGGGGCGAAGCGATCTGGCGATTGTGCGGGAGCATCTGGGGCGGCATGGCTTTCGTCAAGCGGAATACCGGATCCCGGTTGCGAATCCAGCAGTGCGAGAGAGGGTGGGGCTGGTGAATGCGCGATTAAAGAGCGCAGCGGACGAGATCCGTTTACATGTAGATCCGAAGTGCCGCGAGCTGATCAAGGACCTGGAGCAGGTGGTTTACAAGGAGCGGAGCGGATTGATTGATAAGGAGCGGGACGCGCTGAGGACGCACCTATCGGACGCGCTGGGCTATCTGCTGTGGCAGGAGTTTGGGGCGGGAGATGACGTGGGAGAGCGAAGCCATCCGCTGTTGTGAGGGGAAGGGAGAGAGGGCGTGATCGAGATTGACCGGGAGCATCCGGAATACCGGCAGCGCAAGGCGACATGGCAGACGTATCGAGATTTGTACGCCGGTGGAGATCAACTGAAGAGCCGGGCGAACGAGTATCTGAAGGCGCGCCAGAGGGAGCCAGCGCAGGTGTACGGGGAACGGTTGAGCCGGGTGTTCTACGAGAATTACGTGGGCTCAATTGTGGATTGGTATGCAGCGACGCTGTTCCGCCGAGAACCGGTGATCGCGCTGGAGGGCAAGAATGCGCGGGGTCGGGAGTTTTTCAACCGATTTCTGGAAGATTGCGACCTGAGGGGCACGGCGATTACGGATTTTTTCCGCAAGGTATTCGTGGATGCACTGATTTGCGGAACCGGTTACGTTTTGGTGGATTTCCCGCGAACCGAGGGGCATGTTTCGAACCGGGCGGAGGAGGATCTGCTGGGTGCGTCGCGTGCCTATTTGGTCCACCGGACAGCAGAAGAGCTGATCAATTGGAGCCGGGACGAACGTGGCGGGTTCGAGTGGGTGGTGATGCGGAGCGAGCACCTGCGGCAAGAAGGCAGCGAATGGGTGGTGGAGAGGCGCTGGACACGGTACGACCGGCAGCGATACGAATCGTACCGGCGGGTGGAACTGGGGCAGGAGCGGGGTGCTGTAGAACTCACGGGCGAAGGGCGGCACGGGCTGGCGCGGCAGATGCAGGTTCCACTGTTCCGGCTGGAAATCAGCGAAGGGCTGTGGCTGTTAAACAAAGCGGGGCTGCTGCAACTGGAGCATTTCAACAAATCGAATGCGCTGAGCTGGGCGCTGACGATGGGTTTATTCGCGATGCCGGTGGTGTACACGGAGCGCGAGTTCAACCAGATGGTTGGTGAATCGTATTACCTGCAACTGGGCAAGGAAGACCGTTTCGGGTGGACGGAGCCGGAAGGGCACGTATTTCAGATTGCGGCGGAGAACCTGGTGCGGCTCCAGGAGGAGATCTACCGGGTGTGCCACCTGGCGCACGCGGGAGGGCGGCTTTCGGGGGGGGCGGCGCAATCGGGATTGAGCAAGCAGCGGGATTACTCGATTACGCAGGAGGTTTTGCGGGCATACGGCGATGCGGTGAAGGACACGGTGAAGAAGGTTCTGCGGGCGATCGTGGAGGCAAGGGCAGACGGGCTGTCGGTAACGGTGTCTGGGCTGGACGAGTTCGACATTGGGGATTTCAGCGCGGAGCTGGATGATGCGGAGCGGCTGCTGAGGCTTGGGGCGGGATCACCGACGCTGGAGCGCGAGGTACGGAAGAAGCTGGCGCTCAAATATCTGAGCGATTCCCGGCAAGACCTCAAAGACCGGATCGCAGAAGAGATCGACGCGGCAGGAACAGCAAGACAGGAGTAGAGGATGGTTGAGCAAGGGGAAAAAGAAGTTCGGGCGATTGTGCAGGCAGCAATCAGCGAATACATCCGGAGCGAGCGTGAGCGAGGCGAGCCGGCGCAACTGGCAGAGCTTCGTGAGGAGCGGCGGAAGCGGGAGGCGCTTGAGAGCCGATTGAATGCGCTCGCGGAGGAGAACCGGCGGGCGCGGGAGATCGCGGAGGAGTCCGAGCGCGGCGCGGCGATCCGGGCGGAACTGCAGCGGCTTGGAGTGGCGAAGCTGGAACTGGCGTACAAGGCGGTGAAGGACGAGATCCGTCGGACGGCGGACGGCCGGCTGGTGGCGGGCGGGGCGGATCGCGAAGTGGGGTTGCGGGAGTATCTGGCAGATTTCGTAAACGAGAATCCGGAGCTATTGCCAGCGCGAATCGCGGGCGGTTCCGGGGCATCGGGATCGGGACGATTGCCAGGAGGGGGCGTAGCAGTGGACCTAGACCGGATCAAGCCGGGGATGGATCCGGAAGAACTGGAACGGGTGCGCCAGGAGATCACGAGAGTGGCCATGGAGACACTGCGAGGCCGTTAACGAAGGACGGCTGACCGAGAGGGCAGGCCGGGAGAAGAAGGAGAGAAGCGGGGAAGAAAATGCCGACGATTACATCCGCGAACGTAGCGAACGCGATTGTCAAGCTGGTAGCAGCGGACGCACTGCCGGCGCTGATGGGGAACCTGGTGATGGGGAACCTTGTTAATCGCGATTATGAGCCGACGCTGGCGCAGGCGGGAGACACGATCAATGTGCCGATTCCGCCGACGCTGGTGGCGAACAACATTACGCAGGGCGGGACGGTGCAGACCCAGAATCCGAACGTCGGGAACGCACAGATCGTGCTGAACACGCACGTGGAAGCGACGTTCCAGATTCCAGACGTGACGAAGGTGCTGGCGGTTCCAGATCTGCTGAAGCTGTACATGCAGCCGGCGATGGTAGCGCTGGCCGAGAAGATCGAGACTGACCTTCTGGGCCTCCATGCGCAATTCACAGCGAACTCGCCGTTGGGGGCGGGAGCGACGCCGATCACGGAGGCGGTGCTGGATGCGGCAGAAACTTCGCTGTTTGTGGCGAAGGTGCCGGCAACGATGCCGAAGTATCTAGTGTGCGATTCGAACGCGTACTCGCAGTTGCGGCAGATTGAGCGATTCAGTGAGTATCACACGGCGGGAGAGGCCGGCCTGCGTGCGCTGATCGATGGACAGGTGGGACGGATCAAGGACTTTTTCGTATTCCGCTCGCAGTTTGTGGCAAAGACCGGATCGGGTCCGGTGACGACGCACAACCTGGCGTTCGCGAAGGACGCGATCGGGCTGGTGATGCGGCGGATGCCGAAGCCGCTGCCGGGAACGGGCGCAATCAGCGAGTATGCGGAGTTGGGCAATTTCGGGATGCGCATTACGATGAGCTACCAGCCGAACACACTGGCGCAGCAGTTCACGGTGGACGTGCTGTACGGGGTGGGCGTGCTGCGGAACAACCACGGCGTGCGGATTCTGAGCTAGCGGAGCGGTTGCAAGTTCTGCGAGCGTTGGGGGCCCTGGAGGGATCCAGGGCCCATTTTTTGGGCTTCGAAGAGGGAAACACGGCATGGACCTGAAGGCTTACTACAACCAGATCGAGGCGCTGGAAGAAGAGATTGGGACGGCAGACGTGGTGATCGCCAGCAAGAAGACGCCAGACGGCGGACGCGAAGGTGTGTTCACGGAAGTGAGCCGAGGGACTGCGGCGAAGCTGATCGTGGAAGGGAAAGCGCGGCTGGCGACAAAAGAGGAAAGCGAGGCGTTCCGGGCGGCGGAACAGAAGCGGACCGCCGAGGCAAAGGAGCAGCTGAAGACAGC